AAGGTCAAAGGTCATTCGGGAAATAAATACAATGAAAGGGTTGACTTTCTTGCTAGGAAGCAAATAGTCAAGGAAGGATAAGGTTATGGCTATTACTAACTGGTGGGGAATGTTTTCTATTTTAAGTATTGTTCTCATGGTTATTGGTACTTTTGCTTATTGCCATTTTGATGAGTCAAGAGGTTTGTAATAAGGAGGCCAAAGGAGTTGAACATAACTGAGAAATTCTTTGAAATAAACTTTTCACATGAAGAGTCCAAGAAAGCTTACCTGGCGGCTTGTAAGTGGATAGCAGTAAATATTATTAGTAAAGTTGAAGTTAGCGAAAGCGTAACATTTAGCATTAAGAAAGACAGCAATGCTGACTTACCAACTTTCAAGGTAGAGCTATATTGCTCAATTAACGAAAGTGATTTGCAAAAGAAGTTTTGTGACAGATGTAAAGAGTATCATAAGTCATTTTTTATCAATCAGGAGTACAATTGCGGTACTTGTAAGGCAAGGGCTTATATCGATGGTGTTAAACAAAAAATAAACACTAAGAAAAGTTATAGAAAAGAGAGGCTAGACTACTTGTTAAATGATTAAATAATTAATGAGGCATAGCAAATCTAGCCTGGCTATAAAGGGGTGAGCAATGCTATGCCCACTGTACATCGTAAGATATTTACCGAGGAAACAGAAGATGAGCTACTGCATTTAACTCGTGATGAAGTTACTCTGTACTTAACTGATAAGCAACGTACATTTTGTGAACACTACATCAAGAACCATAACATCAAGATAGCTGCCATTAATGCAGGTTATTCAACTAGGTCAGCACATATCGTCGGCTGGAAGTTAAGGCAGGATGAAAACGTTAACAGATATATAGCATGGTTGAAATTATTGGTTGGGCGTGAATGCCACATTCGGGCTGTTGACTTTATTGACCAATATATCAGGATAGCGTTTTCAGACATAACTGACTTTGTTACGGTAGAAGAAGGAAAGCTAAGGCTAACTGACTCTTCAAAGGTTGATGGGCAGCTTATTTCAAAGATACGTAGCGGTAAAGACGGAATATCGGTTGAGCTTGTTGACAAACTAAAAGCCCTTGAGAAACTTGAACATTATTTTGATGTCATGCCAAAGGATTGGCGCCAAAGGATTGAGGAAAGAAAGCTTGAGCTTGCATCGCAGAAACTTGAACTTGAAAAACTAAGGGCTGGCCAAGGTATTGATGAAGAAGTTGATGATGGCTTTATCGAGGCCCTTAAAGAATCAGCACAACAAGTATGGGGTGAAGAAGAAGGCTTAGTAGATATATCGGATGAACCTGCTGAATAAAATTTGCCACCTGGGTGATGCACTTATCAGTAGGGCTTCTTTTATAATATAATGGCCCTGTAAACATCCACGATTCCCACAGTTGAACTTAAATCTTACCTAAATACATTCATAGGTAAGGTCATTATACTATCCTTTAGGGGTTTAAGGGCAAATATGCAGGAAGGAAGTGATTAAAATGTGAACTTAGAGGCTTTTTGTAGTAAGTATTTCAGCTTATGCTGGCTATTACTGAATTAAAGGCCTAAACAGGAAATCTTAATTTAATAGTGAATCCATGTTTTCCTCAAAAAAGTATTTTTTATATGCTACTGCCACACAGTAGCACTTCTTAGGCCTGAGGGGTTAAATTCCCCTCGTAGCCTGCCAACCCTTAGAGGAAGGGGAGAATATCAATGTTTAGTAATTGTAAGCATAGGTGGTCTAAGCACAGCCCTAAAGCAACTTACTCAATATGTGAACATTGTGGGAAGTATAAAAACAGTAAAGGACAAATAGTAAATGACAGGCCTAGGAAGAATCAATTTCAACGTCAAACTAATCAGTATACATAGATTTTAAGTAATTCAACCAAGCCGATTGGTTATTGTGAAGAGGTGGCATAGATGATACAATGTCCCCATTGCGGAAATATAGATAGAGACAGATTCCGCATAAAAGAAAAAATGACTTATAGCATGGTTTCAGATACTGAAAAAGATAGGCTTATATCTGAAAGTCTTTCACTCTATTGTACAAAATGTAGGCGTACAGCGGCAAGATGGAGTTTTGCTAAGAAAGTATGGATGTTCTTAGCTTCAGGAAGTACAGACAAGAAAGCCAAGGTTAAGAAAAATGGGTGACAGGGCAATAGTAAAGAAAGCAAAGTATTTCTATGCTGGAACCAACATCAAAATACCCATTAATAGTGAAGGAGAAATACGAAGCATAACTAAAGGGTTTGCTTATGTATATTTTGGCGTTGGATTACAAGGCTATATAAAACTTAGCCACTTAAAGTTAGTAAAGGAGGGTAAAATTAGTGGAAGATAAGAAAAGTATACATGAACAACCCTCTATGAAAGTTCTACCAGCGCATACATGCTTCAATATCCCTAGGCTTAATAAAGATAAAAGTAAATGTTGCTTAGGTTGCCACTATTGGGATGCATGTAGATACTATAAACGCTCTGAGGATGGTAACTAATGAAGGAAAGCAAGGAGGATAATCATTAAATGGATTTACCGAATGATTTACGGATACCAATACCATTTGAAGTATATAAACACTTCAAGCAGGGAAATAAGTACATGGTTATTGGAGTATTTATCAGCCATCAAAGAGTGGCTATGGTGTCTTACATCAGCATGTATGAGCCATATGAAAAATGGGAAAGATCATTGGAGGAATGGATGGAAAAAGCTAATGGCCAACTTAGGTATATGAGAGTTTCAAACGTAGATAAGGCTAAGAAATGTACTTTATGTATGAATTGTTTTAATAATCCTAGCCTAGCTTGTGGAGAAAAATCAAATGAATAAATTACAAGGATTTAAGGCTTTGCGGGAATTAGGGATACCGGCAGCCCCCTGGTCATTTATGGACAGCAATACAAAGCTTGATAAAAGTGTCTTATGGACAGTTAGAACAGCAGTTGAAATTGGAGATGACTACAATTTACCAAAAGCTGTCGGTGTTAATGCAATAGTAGCTAAGCAAAAGCATAAAGAATTTAGTAATCAGGGGTTAAAAGTTATTTATTATCCATACTTTGTAGCCAAAGTAAGTGGTGTATTAGACATTTCATCACTTAACGGCATAGTGCTAGAGTATTGCATAGGTGATTTATGGAATTTAGTAACATATGATAAACCACAAGGTAGATATATAAAGCCATTGAGTACTGATTGCTCTGGAATAGGCTATTTTAACAGATTATTTATGTATGCTAAGCATGTACACAGTAAAATGAAGGTATTTGTTGAAGATGGATTGCACATTTACTTAGAATGGTCTATAGCTCATAAATGCAATCTAAAAGGAAATCCAGTAGGAAAGCCTTATATAGTGTTTTATGAATTCAGAGTAATTGACTAAGGAGGGGCTTATGAGAATAGCTAGTATAGCTCAGCCAAGTATAGTTGATGGGATAGGGCTAAGGCTTCCTATATTCTTTCAGGGATGCAAACACAACTGCAAAGGATGTCATAATCTTAGCACTCATGATATAAACAAAGGATATGAAATAGACACTATATCATTAGTTAACATAATTAGAATGCACCTTGATAGTAACCCACTAATCCAAGGAATAACATACACAGGTGGTGAGCCACTTTTACAAGCATATCAGTTAAACCTACTAACTAAATTAATCAAACTATCAAATCCGGAAGTAAATTTCACATTATACACAGGGTTTAAGATTAAAGATGTTATTGAACTATTTGATAAGATAGTCAGTAAAATTGATTATATCATTGATGGTAGATATATTGAAGAGCTCCGTAATATTGGGTTAAAATTCAGAGGTAGCTCTAATCAAAGAATCTATCAAAATATTAACGGTCAATTCGTAGATATAACAGATATTATATAGTGAGGAGAGGTAGAGATGGGACTATTTAGTATTATGGTAGGTCTCCCTTTAAGTGGGAAGTCTACATATTGCAAAGAGTTGCAAAATAAAGGGAATGTTATAGTTTGCCCTGATACAGTAAGACTATCAACACATGGTGAACAGTTTATCCCAATAGCAGAGCCTACAATTTGGGCAACAACACAAATAATGGTAAGGGCACTGCTCAAAGAGGGTCACAATGTTGTAGTAGACGCCACTAATACCACTAAAGAAAGACGCAAGATGTGGCTGTATATGGCAAAGGAATTCGGAATCCCACTACATTGCCACTGGATTAAGACTTCAAGCAATGAATGTCATGTAAGGAGCAACAAGCTTCAAAGGCTCGATAGAAGTATAATTGACCGGATGACTAGGCAATTTGAAGAACCCACTGAAAGCGAAGGCCTCATTATGGTTGATACGAGTAAAGTACTCAATGCTACATGGCTAAGAAATGATTTGCAATCTATCTCTTCGATGGAGCTATCACTAATGCTTACTTATGATAACATGCTTCAATCAGAGCCCAGCTCAATTATTTTTGGGCCTAAGGAAAAAGTAATAAGATTGGCTGAAGAATATATCCTTGTTGGCGGTTTTAAGATTGAAAAAGCTAACAAGCTCTCTATTGATACTCTAATGCCTGAAGGAATAGTAGTAGCTAATGTACAAGCTATCATATCTTCTACTGTCAATGAAATAGTAATAAAGACGGCTAAAAATAGGGTCGATATGGAGTTTTAACACACGTATGCAACGTACGTAGCAGCATAAAGCAGTACAGCGCCAGACCTATTAGCTAAGAAACAAAGTAAAAATGGGGTTCTGGCACTACTGCAAACAAAACTGAAAGGAATTATACAAAAATGAAGGATTGTGAAAATTGTAAAAAAAGAAGTCTATATGTAGATAATGGTTCTAGCTTAATAGTAAGAATAGGTAAGCCAAGGGCAGGAGAGCAAAGGCTATGTAAAGCTTATTCACAATTAGATGCCTTTAAGTGTCATCAAGAAGGGTTTAAGAATCATCAATTAAATGAACCTTATAGGGGAGGCAACTAATGGATTCTATTAAAGCTAAGTGCAATGAAGACATTATAGAACAATTTGCTATTAAGAAGTATAATGAAGGAGTAGTAGCTGAAAGGGAAAGGGTAGCTGAATTGTTAGCCAAGGATGAAAAGCTATGCAATGAAGCAATGGAAAGTGTAAACTGCTCTGAAGATAATTGCATCAAGTGTTGGGTGGACTACTTAAACAAAAGCCAGCCGGTGCTAAATGTTGACATTTCAACTAGTACAAAGAAACTAGTAGAAGAATTGCAACAAAGGGAAGGGGTATATCACAATATGCCTAATTCCACTGGGCCGGCTAAGATATTAGTAGTAACAGATTAGATGCATATTAGAAGTCATATCTATTGTTACTAGGATGCCCATGCTCAATACTTAAGTTGATTAACATATAATTATAAGGGTAGCTAATAGGCTACCTTTCCTTGTTTATAAAAATAGTTATTTACATTACACTAGCAATGTTATATAATGTATTCAGGTCAAAAATAGTG